TTCTTCGGGTCAGCATGGACAGGACTGGAAGTCGGTGCGGACAGCTGTGCCTCGATCTGTGCCTGCTGCTCCAGACGCTCGATCTCTGCACCCAGGTCCTTGACCTCCTGTGCCATCTTGTTGTACTGCTCCACGGCCTCAGCCTTTACCAGACCATTCTCGCCGCGGTTCTTCTCCAGAAAGTCCTTGGTCTGCTCCCAGAGAGTGTTGCGCTTGGTGCGCAGTTCCAGAATCTTACTCATAGTGTTTGTCCTCCATAGATTGATTTGTGGTGATATGAAAAACAGCCTGAACGCACATCACTTCATGCATTCAAGCTGCTTCATCAGGATATTGTAGGGGATGCTTCCATCCTCGGTCTTACCGTCCATGTCAAGGACAGGGCCGGAATTGGCAGTTGGTTCGGCTGGAGGGGTCGGCTCTGCTGACGGCTCAGGGTCAGCAGGCGGCTCGGCATCCGGTTTCTTTGGCTCAGTGTGTTTCTGGCCCACATCTTCCGGTTTCACACCCAGACGGTTCAGGACGATTAGATCCATCTGACGGCTGGAGAAAAGGTGCCCTGCCGTATCCTTCTGGAACGGCTTCTTTTCTTCGCCCTCGCCCGGTTCACTGTCAGGGTCTTCTTCCGGATTCTCCGGGTCTGCCGGGTCACTGTCCGGCTCCTCCTCTTTCTTAGCAAAGAGGATCTCGTCTGCAAAGCCCAGCTCCACCGCCTTCTTCGCATTCATCCAGGTCTCGTTGCTCATGAGGTTGGCGATACGGGCGTGGCTGAGACCGCTCTTTGCAGCATAGGCATTGATGATGCTCTCCTTGACTTCGGTCAGCACTTCAATGGCCTTTTCCATGTCCTTGGTATTGCCCATCGCAACGGTGCTGGGGTCGTGGATCATCAGCATGGCAACAGGACTCATCTGGACAGTATCACCGGCCATTGCCACAACAGATGCAGCAGATGCCGCAATTGCATCGATCTTGACCGTGATGCTGCCCTTGTAGTCCTTAAGCATGGTATAGATCTCGGCAGCGGCGAACACATTTCCGCCCGGACTGTTGATCCAGACGGTCACATCCCCCTCGCCGGATTCCAGCTCATCCCGAAACATCTGCGGCGTGATCTCATCACCCCAGAATGATTCCTCATCGATGGGACCTTCCAGCCGGAGGATTCTGGTGTCGTCACTGTTTTTGATCCAGTTCCAGAATTTCTTCATTGGGTTCTCCTTCCTGTTTTTTGAGGCTTACTCTCACTCAGCCGGTTATCGCTGTCAGGTTCTTCTTCCGGGTCGGGCTGTGTCTGTTTCGGCTGATTCTGCTGGACTGCGGCAGCTTTATTCTGCTGTGCCACTCCTGCATCTTTCAGCTTCACATAGCCGCCATTCAGGTAGTAGTCATCTCCGCCCTCCTCTGCCGGGATGAGATCCATGTTTTCGAGTCGATGCACATCATTCGGAGAAAGAAAGCCGTTGCTTATTCCTGTCGCATAGCCGTTCATCCGGCTCTGGTAATCGCCACGCAGCAAACCATCCACATTGAATTTCGGGAAGTAGGTATCCTGTTCTTCCTCCAGCAGCAGATCCTTGATAATGCCCTGCTCGATGCGGACAAGCCACGGGGTCAGGGAATGCATCACGAAGTTCAGCGACTGGTATTCGATGTTGGAAAAAGTAGCTCTCGACAGGTCTGCCACCAGATGCGGAGGCACACGGAAGATACGGCAGATCTCGGTCACGGAGAACTGCTTCGTTTCCAAAAACTGGCTGTCTTCCGGCGGCAGGGAGATCGGTTTGTAGGCCATGCCCTCTTCCAGCACAGCCACACGGTGGGCATTGGCGGCACCGCCGTATGCTGCCTCCCAGTTATCCCGGACACGGTTCGGGTCTTTTAAGACACCAGGGTGTTCCAGTACACCGCTGGGCTGTGCGCCGTTCTTGAAAAAGGAAGAGCCGTACTTATCCACCGCAATGGAAGTGCCGAGGCTGTTCTTCATCATGGCGATTGGCGAGAAGCCGATCAGACCATTGAACCCCAGTCCCGGCACATGAAAGATCTCGTCCCGACGAAAGTAGATGTCCTTGTTCTGCTCTCCCGGAACTTCGTCCGTGTATGCGTGGTAGATATAATAGAGTTCTCCGCTTTCGTCCCGGTCCACCTCGACATTTTCCGGCAAAAGCGGATACAGACCCAGTACTGTATTCTTTCCGTCCCGGACGATCTGTGCGTAGGCGTTGCCCCAGAGAAGCAAGTGAGTCATCAGCGTTTCCCAGAAGACAAAGGATGTCATTTCCGGGTTGGGCTGGCGGTACAGAATCTTGTACAGCGGATGATCCCGCGCCTTTTCTTTGTTTCCGTTATCGTCCGTCACCCGGTACAGATGCAGCGGCAGTGCCGCAATGGACTCTGCCAGCAGACGGACACAGGCATACACAGTCGGGATCTGCATGGCGGCTTTCTCATCCACCTGCTCCCCGGCATTGGAACGTCCAAACACAAAGGTCTGCCCGGAATCGCGGACATTATCCGTTACCTCCGGCAGACCTTCTTTTGGCTGTTCTGTTTTAGGAGAATCCCTTGGGTTCTCAAATCCCATCCATTCCCAGAATCCCATCAGACATTATCCCCTTTCTCCAGTTCCGGCAGACCGGCAAGGCTGGTACCAAGGGAAGCAACACCTGCCACGATCACTGCACTGCCGACCGCCATCCAGTCCACCGTGCCGCCGGGCATCTGTGTCACGACCAGAGCCGCACCGGTTTGGAACATTGTCTTTGCAGCACGAATGCCGGCTGCCTTCCACCATTCTGCACTCATCAGATACTTCATTGTGTTTTCCTCCAAATCTTCATATCAAAAAACGATCATGTCACGTTCGTCGTAGACGCTTCCCTGCTGCTGTCCTTCATTTCGGATGCAGCGGTCCAGTGCCATGATCGCAGCGACGATACCGTCAATTTTCTCCGGTGACTTTGCCTTAGTCGGCTTGATATTGCCCGCCGGGTCGGTATCCACGACCACATTCCCCGCCATCCATGCCATGACCGGGTTGCCGCCGTGGGTAATACGCCCTTCCATCAGGAGCTTGTAGAACTCCTTGGTAGGCGGGCTCATATCTTTGAATCCCTGACCGAAAGGTACGACTGTGAATCCCATCCCCTCAAGGTTCTGGGTCATCTGCACGGCTCCCCATCGGTCAAAGGCAATCTCCAAGATGTGATAGGTCTTGCCCAGTTCCTCGATGACCTTCTCAATGAAACCGTAGTGGATGACATTGCCCTCGGTCGCCATCAGGTAGCCCTGCTGATACCAGACATCATACGGAACGGATGCCCTGCGCACACGCTGGGGGATCGTATCCTCTGGTATCCAGAAGAACGGGAGCATGATGTATTTCTCCTCTGGTACTCTGGGCGGAAACATCAGCACAAAAGCCGTGATGTCTCCGGTGCTGGACAAGTCCAGTCCTCCATAACAGTCACGGCCTTTGAGGGCCTCCATGTCGATTTGCTGATTGCCGAGGTTATAGATGTGTTCCGGGATGAACCGGGTCAGCGAGGAAACCCACATATTCAGACGGAGTTGCTTGAACACGTTCTCCTCTGCCGGGTTGTCCAGTGCTTCCTGGTATGCATCCCGGACACGCTGGATCTTGATGGTCTGGCCCAATGAGGGATTTGCCTTATACCAGTTGGCTTCATCATGCCAGTCATCCTCATCCGTCAGGCCATAGACCACGGGGTAAAAGGTGTGGTCGATCTTACGTCCAGCCAACAGATCAAGCGCCTTCATGTGGAGTTCGTAGCAGATGCTCTCTTTGTCCGTGCCGGCCGTGGTGATCAGGAAGAACAACGGCTGCTCACGGGCATCACCGGAACCTTTGGTAAGGACATCGTAGAGCTTTCGGTTTGGCTGGGCATGAACCTCGTCCAGCACCAGACCCGATACGTTCAAACCGTGCTTCGTGCCAACTTCGGCAGACAGGACTTGGTAGAATCCTGCATTGCCGTAGTTCACGATACGCTTCGTTGCTGCCATGATCTTGCACCGTTTCAAAAGTGCTGGGGTCATCTGCACCATCTGGTGAGCAACATCAAAAACGATGGATGCCTGCTGGCGGTCAGCTGCAGCACCATAGACTTCGGCAGATGGCTCGTTATCGGCAAAAAGCAGATACAGAGCCACCGCAGCGGCGAGTTCGGACTTGCCGTTCTTCTTTCCGATCTCCACATATGCTGTTCGGAACTGGCGGTTGCCATGTTCATCCACGATTCCGAACACATCCCGGATGATCTGTTCCTGCCAAGGCAGAAGCCAGAACCGCTTGCCCGCCCACTTGCCTTTGGTGTGGCGCAGATTTTCGATGAAAGTCACCGCCCGATCTGCTTTGTCCGCATCGTAACGGCAAGTTGGAAGCATGAACCTGCTGGGCTTGTAGTCCTTCAGCTTTGGATAATTTTTGGGTCTTGTTTCTGTCATCAGCTGCCACCCCCTCCAAGCAGGTTCTCCATCTCATCGGTCGCATCCGCAGGACCGCCGTCCGATGCAATGATCCGGCTTCGGGAAGAAGGCGTCAGACCGAACTGCTCTGCAAACTTATTCATAATTTTCAGATAAGTCTGGGCGATAGATACCTGCGGCACTTGTTGCCAGTATCCGGATGGCGTCTTCACAATGGTTCCGTGCTGGGTAATGAACTCCTCAGCCTCTTTCCATCTGGCGTATGCCTGACAGTAACCGGCAAAGGCAGCCATATCCACTTCGGTCAGGATGCCGATGGCTTCCATCTGCTTTGCAAGTCTGCGCCACTCTTTCTTAGCTTCCGGCTCCAACCACTTCGGGCAGGCCGGTGCTTTCTTATTGGGCTTCGGTTCGCTGGTGTTCAGCGGATGCTTGCCCGGATTGCCTTCCAGTTCCTTCATGGCGGTCGGCTTTGGTTTTCTTCCTCTGGTAGCCATTGGCATCCCCTCCCTTCTTCAAAAATAGGTAAAGAAAAAGGACCTCCAAAGAAGTCCTTGTAATCTATATTAAACACATCGGATACGAGGCACAGCCCCTCATGGGGCGTGTACCTTTTGGGTATTGTTATGCGTTGGGGTTGGCTTCTTTCCAAGCCTCGTACTCATCGACTAACTCCGCTTCCTCGATGACCTGCCAGACGCTGCAGAAGCGGCTTCTCTGCTGCTCGATCTCCGCTTCTGTCCAGTCTTCTGGCTTGCGGCTCATGTCGTGGTAGGCATCCATCTCCGCTTTCGTCCGGAAGAAAAGGATCTGCTTCAGCTTCAGCGTTTCCTCGTTGTTCCGCAGGCTGTACCGCCTGTCCTCTGCCGCCCTGCAAAGGCTTCCAAGATCGTTACAGCTGAGGGTCATGTCCTGCTTGAAGGCGATCTCGATGCCAATCAGCTTCTTCTCGGTGTCGGCTTCCCGAATGTTCTTAAGGTAGGTTTTTGCTTTGTTCGTCATGGTCTGTATCCTCCGTATGGTTTGTTTTCCGTAGGGCTTTTCCCTTCGTTGTGACTGTATATTACCGTCACTACCCGGACATAGCAAGCGGCTATGCTGCACGATCATACACACCTCTTTTTGTCGGATTTATGTGTATTTCCACACTGGAAGAATCCGCCACTACGAGCAAAAGCCCCCGAAGGAGCTCTGCCCTTTTTCAGTGTGCGTTCTTGATGCACCACTCGATTGCGTGACCGGCATCCGTGTAGGTCTCATCGGAAATCTTCAGAAGTTCCAGTCGGCATTCAATCGGTGACCAGCCTTCCTCTGGGTCTTCCACAAAGCCGTATACCGCTCCCTCCAGCATGCCGTTCCAGTTCATCTGGGCTACCAGAACCCGGTCTCCGAACTGCATGATGCTGTCGTAGCATGGTCTAAGTTTTTCGTAGAACCTCTCGATGCTGATGTTGTTTTCCGGGAAGTCAATCAAATGCTTTTTCATGGTAAATTCCTCCGTGTTTTCATTTTTCCTTGGGGCTTTCCCCTTTCGGTATGTGCATATTACCGTCAAGTGCAAAGGATAGCAAGCGGCTAAAGTACACGATCTTCTGCCCGGAATACCAGGCAAAATGTGCATCATTCTGCATCCTGCTCCATGAGTTCCACAATGGTATCGTAGAAGAACTGTGGGTCATATGCCAGCGGCTCCCGTCCGGCTTCCTTGTCCATCCTGATCTGGTCTTCCACCATATCCTCGGCATCCTCCAGTGTGAAGGCATCCTTATCGCTGTCATCCATGTGGTTGTAGATTTCCACGATGGTATCCATCATCCGTTCTTCCATGTGCTTCTCCTCTTTCTGGCGCATCCACACCGCCACATCTGCCCCTGTGTGGGGCGCTGTCGGTTCATCCGGATCCATTTTGCCACCCGTGGCACAAGCCCCTGTGTGGGGGCTGTGTCGGGGACTGTCGGTTTATCTGGTCGTCCGTCCCAGCAAGTAGGCTTCCTCCATTGCCTTCTGGATGCCCCAGACCGGAACCTCAATGAAGTCCTCGCTGTCATTATCACGGGCTTCGAGGTCGCCCCGGCTGTCTACCACTGCCAGCAGGCGCTTAGCGATCTCCAGCAGGGCTTTTTCTTCTTCCTTGGTGATGTTCTTCTTCATGGTGGTTTCCTCCGTTTTTCTTGGTTTTCCGTTTCGGTATGTGCATATTACCGTCTATGTCACACACTATCAAGCGGCTATACTACACAAAGATGGCCACCCAGAACTGTGCGTATTACGACAGAAGAAAAGGGCCGCCGTTTCCGGCAAGCCCCATGTGTTTCTCTGGCTTAGTAGTCTTCCTCGTCGTAGTCCTCTTCGTCCCAGTCATCTTCCTCTTCATCCCAGCTGTCATCCTGGTCTTCTTCCTCATCTTTGAAGTCCCACATATCTTCAGTCGGCTGGTTTCTAAGGTCTGGGTTCTGCTCGACATAGTCGGCAACCGCTCCGCAAAGGATGTCCAGAACCTTTTCGTAGGCTTCCTCGCTGTAGACTGCCCAGGCATCTGCAGTCAGCTTTGCGATTTTGTCGTTTCCCTTGGCTCCAAGGAACCGCCCTGCAGGGTTGCAGGTTTCCTTGCCGTAGCCGATGCCC